CATCTTAAATTGACTTCACCGCCGCCTGGGCCAGCAACCGATATTTTACCTACCCATTGTTCCAAGAATTTAAGTTTATCCTGCACTGCCTTGATAGTGGGATCAACTCGTGGAACGTCTGGTTGTTGGAACGATGCATTCTTAAAATTGGCAGCATACGCCGCAATTGCATCAGCTTCTGTTTTTGGCGTGGGGAAGGGTACTTCTTCTTGTGCCACTTGTTCCTGTATACTGACTTCTTCAAGTGAAGGTTGAAAAACTGTTTCATCGTCTTCCTTGATTATAGAAACCGGATCTTCGATAACAATTTCAGATAACTGCGCAAACAAAGAATTTAAGTCTGTCTTGACATTCTCTTTAACTTCTTCCAATTTCTTACCGACAGGATCATTTTGCTTATAATCCTGTTTACCTTCGGCAATTAATTTTAAGAAATCATTTAATTCATTCATTAATCTTCAACCTTGGCAGATGCTCTCCATTGGTGACATGACCAATATCTCGGGGTAGTTTTATCTTTTGCTGTATCGCAACTGTGTCTTGCTCTAAATGATTTTCTGCGTTCTGGGTCGTCCCGTTTTATTTCCATGTTGGGATCGCCGAAACGAACGATAACAACTTTACCGGAACTATTTTTTACATATACAGCGAATTTTTTTCGCTCGCCTGGCGTTCTAAAAGGTTTATTTAATGTAACATTTTCATGTTCTTCGGTTAGATATTCTGTTGACGGTATATCATCTTCGCCAATAAAATTTTCAGTTATATGGAGTTCTAAAAATTCTTTAAATGTTTTCATTGTTTATAAACCAGAAAATGTTTATATATTTATAAACAATAAAAAAGGGAGCCGAGGCTCCCTTCGTCGTTCAATAATAAACCGTTAAGAAATCGCATACCAACGTCGAATTGAATCATGGAATACAGTTCTTTTCGACTTTTTCATAGGGTTTCCGTCAGAAAACAAATTCACAATTTCAACAGGCCAATGCAAACTGTCTTCTCCGGAACGATCAACGCCTAAAATAAGGATACGAGCTCCGGAACGAGTTGATTCTAATATTTGATCGCGTTTCGCTTGAAATTTCATAATATTTCCATAATTAGTTAGTAAAATGAGGAATGAGGTCTGTCAACCAACCTCAAGTATAGTATACTACGATGTTCTTAAAAGTAAAGAATTATTTCCATCTTCCTTTAATTATATTGATCAATTGTCGTTTACCATTAGGGTAGATGACGCAATGCGTATTCATCCAAGACGATGGTCCGCTAACGTATTCTAAATTCTTTGAAGTGCTCGTTCCGACGGAATACGCGCCTTTGTTGATTCCAGGCGTGTGAGAATGTCCGATTACAACTTTTTCGGAAAATTTAGAGAACTGCGATAAAGAACCTCTAGAACCGTTTGCGCCTTTATCTCCGTGGTTCGACAACTCAATATCAAAAATTTTGAACGATTGATTTCTCCCGACAAATTTGATTTTAGTTCCACCGTCTTCTACGTACAGTTTAAACGGATCCGGAACCAAAAACTTACCTTGTTCTTTGGCTTTATCGATTTCATCTAACATCATATACGTCAATTTATGAAAAAGTTTTGCGTTCCAAGGTTCGACTTTCGGATCAACTTCCGTCAACCAACGCTTGAGGTGATCGTGATGATTAGATGAAACTATGTAAGTTTCAGACCATTCCGGCGTTGTTTCTTCAATGTATTTAATTGTATCCGCTAGTTCTTCTTCAATACTGTTCATATTGTTGATAAATTTAGAATATTGTATAAAATTATCTTTTCTATGATGGTGAGATATAGTAAAACAATCTAACACATCGTGACGAATAATTTTCTTCGGTCTAAGGGTGTTTACTATACTTTTAGCGTCATGATAGGTCGCGTTGGAAACTTCCGAACAGTTAACGATTACATGCTCATCTCCGGTTATCAACGCTTCAACTTCAGACAATTTTGTAAATTTATTGACCAAATAATAACCGTCTATATCATAAAACCCGCCATTCTCATCGCCGTTCAATATTCTAAGATGATAACTATCATCATTGAAATCTAAAAACACAGCCGAGTTCGAATGGTTAAACTCAGCCTTCTCGCCGGATTTACTTTTTATGTAATTTCGTTCGGAGATAGTTCCAGTTGTGCAAAGAATCGCTGGATGCTCATCAACCGCGACCGGTAATGATCTCATTTGTAATTGGTTATGAGGAACTATTAGAGTTTTACCCTTTGATAAAGAATCTAAACCGCCCAGCGGATTTTCGGCTGCAACATTTATTTTTATATTAGCTATACAGTTCACCATACCATTCATACTGAACTTTTCGCGCCTTAGGTATTTCTCGTCGCAATCCCAAGACATCAGCGGAAACGGATATAAAACTTCTTGGTGGACGGTGGGTATGATAATTAGTTCCGCTTTATTACGTTCGCAATATAACTCCAACGAAGCCAAAAAATCATAATTGGTTTCCGTGTTATTCTGCACAGATGAAATTACATATCGTTTGTTCGTCAACGCCACTTCCGGTGCGAATTTATCAGAATTATCTGTAGTAGAGAAAGTTTTGTTACAGTCGTTACATTTATAACGATATTTAATGGTTCCATCGTTGAGAACAAATTTCCCGTTTTTATTGGTATTACCGTTACCGCAATGTTTACAAATCATATCATACGCCGAATTTTGATTTTAAAAAGTTTAATATAATAGTTTGTTGTTCTGTGTTCGAATTTTCAAACTCTGTAATGTATGACATTAAATCAAAATTAGATAAAATGTTATTATACTTAGTTTCTCTGCCTTTCAAAAAAGTTTCTGATTGGTTACTCCCGCGTTCTTCATACCGTTCTTGTAACGTATCGTCTGAAACTTTTAAATAGATTATGCTGAGATCGACATTCGGTTGTTCCGATGCAAATTCAAGAAATGACTTGTTAAATATACGGTCGCCTTCGTATAACACGTTAGAAGTCGTTTCAATGATAAACTCTTGTACATTTGGTTGGCACGCCATCGACATTTTGTCTGTGCCGGCAAAAGTATCGCCTTCTTCGTATTTACCAAGAATGTACAAATCCAATTCTTTGTTGTACAACGCTGGAACTAACTTTTTAGGTTCAACTTTATCCCATTCGTATTGTTTAATGAACTCTCTAAACAAAGTTGTTTTACCCGTTCCTGGACGGCCACCGACTGCTATAATTTTTTTCATACTATCTCCAATGATTACAATGCGTTTCATTAATGTTCATAATACCAAGTTCCAATAACTCGGTTCTTCTGGTCAATAACGGTTGAGCGCCAACCAACAGTCTTTGCGCAGTTTCTAACTTTTTGTTAACTTCTATACCATCCTTTAATTTTAGGACTTTATCGCCATAAAGTAAAGTCCCTTTACAAACTTTTCTGTAATCGCAAAGCAAAGTTTCTATTTCTTGAACGCCTATCGCTCTGCTTGGTTTGTGCGGGCAGTTAATCGAAGAAAAGAATTCTAAATGAATGTTATAAAACTTAGACATTAAAGAACAACGTCTTATTTCTTCTTTTGATCTAAACTTATGAGTCGAACCTGTTCTGGTCATTTCATACCCAGTCAACGAACCTCTTGGTATAGAGTCTATGAACTCTTTATTATAGGTAACGGTGTATTCATCTACATCAAATATAGTTTCGATCATGTCGGCGAGTTTAAACGCGAAGTATTCACCAAACGTAGGTATATTTTTACCGGTTTTTAAACTTACGCCCCAACTTTTAGAAGATTGGGTTGCTTGTATAGTATCTTCGACCCAATCTTCCGGTGACCGTAATCTCATCTTTGGAAGTTGAGTTCCAAACATTCTAGACTTTATATTGGTTTCTCTGGAAGCAACGTCTTTTCTATCTTTGCCGACTTTTGCTTCTTGGAAGTAATACAATAACTTATCATAATATAATTGATCATCTTTTATGTCCGATAACGCTATACTGGTCTTCAAATCGTAAACCATAAGATGAGAAAATATAAACCGTTTCTTCTCGTTATAGTTTAACGCGGAATTACGAATCATTGCGTAGATAGGATCTACATCGCCCAATGCTATGTGTTTATACGAAAACGCGCGAAACCCGTCAAGCATTTCATATTCAACGGGTTCTTCATCATAATAAACGGTTGCTAACAAAATTCCTCCAGCGTCGATTCTGGATAATTTGATTCTGGTTCAACGCCAGTCAACCCTCTATTCACCCAAAGATATTTACGTTCTTTTCTTATCCCGTTCCAATTATTCTTTTCGCCTAAAAAATGTTCCGGCATAGTTTTAGAACGTATATCAAACAGTCCATCCCATATATGACTTAACTCAGGATACCATTCTTCGTATTTTCTAATATGTTCTAACTGTCTATCTGCATGAAACGGAGCATATCGAGTGCATTTAAATAAATTTCTAAACGAACAAAGTTTAGGCGTAAATAACGGTATATCAACTTGACGTTCTGGATATTTCGTCCAGATTTTATCTCTAATTCTAATCAGTTCTGAATTAAACAACGGTATATAAGTTTTCATTTCATCCGTAAGTTTACCCAATTTATCGTATTCATCCGCTAAATCGTCTCTGCGCAATAAATTAAACATACAACTGGTAAGATTAGCGCCTTTATCCCAATCAACTGAATTGGGCGATGACATCTTGGCGTTCATGAAACCTGCTTCAGATAAAAACAAACAACATTCGTTGAATAACTCGGCGCTAAATCTACCGCATTCTTTTATCGCTAGATTTTGTTTTAACGCTCTATCATACATTTCTTTCTCAGTTCCAGTTCCTATAACTTCATAGAGTTTCTTTTCGGGTTCGGTTCCGTAAACGTCAAGAAACTGTTTCATTAAATAATTGAATCTTCCTTTATACCGATTGTACTTTTTGGAAGACCCAAATATCATTATATCTTTATGTTTTTCAAACCAATCATCCGCTTTATGTAACTCGGAGATAGGTAAAACTTGATGCATCCATATAGCAGATATTTCGCTGTACGTTACAGACATATACCAAGAAAGAACTGTACAATCTCTGTCGTTTAATTGATTATCAATTGCATATTGAGTAAGAGTTGATTGATAAATCGGCGGAACGAAATGTTGGTAGTCGACAAATTTGTCTATCCGCCAATCGCCGCCTAAATCATTTGGAATGTTCGCCATAACTAACCCGTAAAAATAATGGCGGTATATTTCAACCGCCATTTGTTATCAAAAGAAATCTTCTAATCCGTTATTCTCAAACGCTTCTTTCAACCAAGGATGATGTTTGATTAACCATTCATCGCCTTGCGGTTTAGATTTTAGATAATCATACCATTCTTTAGCAGCGGAATAATCATGCTTTTTATCTGGATTATCTGCCCACATTCCAGGACTAACGCCATTCCATCTGTCTCTTTGCAACGGGTGTTCTTTATTTTTCATTCTTGATTCCACGAACGTTCTTCTTGTTTCTTCATAATCATAAGAACCAAGTTCTAACATACCTTCATGAAAGAAAGCGATTGCAGATATTCGTTCTGCAGATTCGTCATTCAGAATCAATTCTGTGTTGCCGTGTAGACCTGCTTGATTATTAACAAACAACAAATCGCCGGGACGGATATTAACAGCGTAACCGATTTCGGGAAATACCAAATATGCGCCATCATAATTTGCATTATTAGAGAATACGCATATATTGGCAAATCCATTTTCCATATTCGCTGGGTCGTAATGACCAGCGGTTCTGAAATTACGATTAACCGTAATAGTGCTAAATGGAGTTTCCGGAACTAAAAATCTGGGATCAATTTTAGATGCCGCTTCCATTTGATTATGATAACGCCAAGGCAACATTTCTTTAAATGCCCCAGATAATCTTTGCAAATACGGGTACGATTTAGCAAACTTTTCTGGGTTATCTCTTGTATAAGTGGTCGCGCGACCGAACGGAATTCTTGGGTAACGGTCATACCACCCAGCGATACCGGAAAGAACTGAATTTGCATAAGTTGTTTTGCAAATCAATTTATCTTCAACGCGGTTCGCTTCTTTTGCCTGCGAGTCCGGAGATAGTTTACGAACCTTTTCGACCCATTCATCAAAAACAAAATTTTCTTCTTTAGTTGAAATTATAGACCACACGTTATTTCTGTTGGACGCTTGGTCTTTATCAATCGTTTTATATTTTTCAATAATTTCTTGAATGGGGTCGTCTCCAAACACATTTGATTTAGCGTTTTTAAACCAATTTAAAATCTCATTTTGGTATGATGTAACCCATTCTCTGTTACCCAATGTTTCTTCTCTTGGACCTGCCGCAGTTCCTCTGTTTTCAGTTGGAATGGCAGCATCTTTCAACCCTTCATACGCGGACAGAGTTTCTTCTTCTGTAAAGAAGTTTTTACGGAATTTGAATACGATATTCTTTTCGCTCAGTCCGGACTCGCAATTATTACACTTTTTACCGCAATCATCAGTTCCTGCTTCTAAACCCACAGAACATTCCGGCGGCAAATACAAATCCATGTCTTCTTCGACCAACGTATGGTAATGCGTTTCATCTAACCAAGTTCCAACCAAATCTGGACGCGGAACAACTTCTTCCGGTTTAAGTACAATCACTTTCATATTTTTCTCCTCCAATGTTCAATAAGTATACTCTATGTATGCCAAAAAGTAAAGTCTAGTATTTAAAATCATTAAACGATCCCTCTTGTCTGGCGCGACTTCCAAATGTAGACTTATCAAACAATGGAGTATCATTTTTCGGTTGACCGGAATCTGCAAGATTGGTTTGCGCAGATGATTCTACGTCATAATATCTCATCTTAGATTTATCTAAACCAACTACAAATCGTTTGTAGTAATTTACGTCGTTATAACGGTTTTTCAATTGTTTAACAATCTGTTGATTCATTGCGTCTAATTCTTCATTACCAATTAAAGCAAATAACATATCAACAGTTTGTGGTAAACCTATTGATTCTGACGTATTTGTAATATCAACGTCCGAGTTACTCATACCTTCGCGGTTTGTCTGCGTGGCACTGAGAATTGGTACATTATATTCAACTGCCAACCCGCGAATTTCTTCTGCGATTGCTTTAACGTAAGTATACGTTTTATCAGAACCGTTACGGATACGTTGAGACGCGCAGATGTTGATATAATCAATACAAATAAAATCAGGAACGAACCCTTTCTTAATTCTTAGTTCTTCTAATAACGCTCTAAAATGACCCGCGTGCGCCGAGGACGTCGGGTATTCTTTTACGATTAGTTTACCTTGCGTCTTTTTAGATATCCGTTGGACTTTAGTCAAAAAAGTATTTTTATCCAACGTCCCAATATCTGATAAAGGCACGTCTAATAAATTAGCGTCGATACGTTCCGCGATGCGTTCTTCTGCCATCTCCATTGTAATGTATAAAACATTTTTACCCTGCTTTAATACGTTGGCAGCAGTATGGCACATAAAAATAGATTTACCAACGCCTGTTGACGCAATAATAACTGACAATGACTTTTTAGGCAATCCGCCTTTAGTAATTTTATTGAATATATCTAAATCAAAAGGAATTCTATCTTCTTGTCTATGATAAAATTCATATCTCGATTCAACGTCTTCTAAGTAATCATGTCCAACGCTGTTATCAAAAGACACCGCTAATGCATCAGAAAGAATCGAAGGTAACGCATCTTGTGTAAACTGATTATCGGCGCCTTCGATGATTTTAATTGATTTTAAAATCGCATTATAAACGGCACGTGCTTTACAAAACTTCTCTGTCTCAACAACTAACCATTCTTGGTTAGAAGGTTCAACCGAAAGTTCTTTTACATAATCTGTAAACTCGGACAATTCTTTATCAGAGATACCTTTTGTATTACCAAGTTCAATATTGATAATTTCTTTTGATGCAGGTTTATTATATGTATCAAAGAATTTCATTATAATAGAACATATAATGGATTCTTTCCTGTCGGCGAAATATTCTTTCTTTAGATGCGGAATAACTTTACGACCAAATTCTTCGCTGGTTATTAAATTTGATATTATCGTCTGTTCAATTCTCAAAATTAACTCCATAAAATAAAAAGGGGAGATGTTTCACTCCCCAAACTGTTACTCGTCTACACCGCCAGAATAAGCGATGTTATTGTTTTTTACGCCATAGATAATTAATTCAGTCAAGAAGTCGCCGAGATATTTCTCAAATGCTTCTCTGTTATATTCAATACCAGCATCATCATGGATGTCATAATCAAATTTTAAGGTGACATTGCCATCAGAATCTGGTTCGCCATCAGTCGGGAAGGTTACTTCACCAAAAGAAAAGATAATACCATTGTATGGTTCATCAGTCAACTGAATTGCATGCATCTCATGATGTTTATTCTCCATCACTTTATGACCAACGGTAAACTCAAAATCATTCTGCATATTCTTCTCCAAATTCTTCATCTTCAATTGCCGCCATTTCTTTATCAATTTCATCATCAGATGAGATAATATTACCCGTCGCAATTTGATAATTATTTTTGATCCATTCTTGAAATGTTTTATCTTGAATGATAGGCATCCAAAAATCTTTTGTATCGGTATCTTTCACGCGGTATTTTTTATCTTCAATTTCTCCGGTAACTATATTAACCTTAGAATACCATCCATTACTCGGTTTAATTACGTGACCCGATTCCAACGCCATCTCTAATAGACCAGACCATTTACTAATACCGCCTTCAAATTTTACGGTAACTGGAATCTTTGATTTTTCTCTAGAATGTCTTGACTTTTCAACGTTGATAATAAAGTTGTAACCCGCCAATTCGCTTCCGTCTTTTTCTTGTTGACGGCCAAGAATAAAAATGTTATCGGCAGAGAGATACACACCAGTCCCGCCTGATACAATGGGTTTGCTATATAACTCTTGCGTCATGTAGATGTGATTAACCGCGACCATAGGAATGTCATACTTAACTAGATAAGGCGTGATCATTCTGAAAATAGATTTCATCTGTTTGGCGCGGGACATATCCTGTACCGATTTACCGTCAATGGCATCTTCCATTTCTTTCTTTGACGCCATATTACCAAGGGAATCTACGACGAAAATGACTTTATCGCCGCGTTTGATTTCTTGCAATTGTTGCAAAACGTCAAACTTAAACTCTTCCATATTCATGATCGGCGTATGGATTATGCGTTCTTTATCCATTTCCAATGAATCGAAATAAGATTCAGGAGTACCGAATTCACAATCATAAAAAACCAATACAGAATCTGGGTATTTGTCCATATACGATTTAGCAAGAATCAATGAAAAAAGCGATTTAAAATGTTTAGAAGGCCCACAAAATAACGTTAGTCCAGGCGTTAGTCCACCGTCAATTCTACCCGATAATGCAATATTCAATGCCGGAATCGGCGTAGTTACCATATCTTTTTTGGTAAAAAATTTGGAACTCGATAATATTGACGATTCTTTAATTGTGCTATTCTTTTTAATTCTTTCCAATAAACTCATTATGCTACCTCTTCTTCAGTTTCTTCGCGTTCGTAAGCATACGCTTCGTCAATAGAGTATTCTTCGTCTAAAAGATCTCCGGTTTCGCCGTCCATTACTATAACAGTATCAACGGTATCATATAAATCTGATAATCTATCAATGATATGTCTTATTAAACAATAGGGGCAATCGTCCCATACGTCAACCGGAGTTGAAATCATTCGCGCGGGTTCTTCGGATAAATGATAATTGATCATACCCTGATAAACATAATTTTCTTCATCTTCCTGATATTTCAGGAGAGACACGCTCGCTTCTGTGCTTCCCCAGATCGACCAGTTATCGATGACATCCGCCTGTTGCTGTTGAACTTCTTCGCTCATTCAATTCTCCAATGATTTAAACTAAAAACTAAGTATACTTTACCTTCGTTTAAAAGTAAAGCATTATCCAAAAAAGTCTTCTAAATTTGCTGAATCGTCTAAACTCCACCCCAGCGGGTTTACCATAATTTGTAATGCGTCTACGAACACTTTCTGGAACTGTAGATCCCTGTCAATATAAGAGTCAAGTCCAAACTCTTTAGGTAAATGAGTCGGGAAAGAAATAATGTCTTCTTGAAACGGGTTTGGTTTACGAACATACACAAATTTGATTTTATCCTCGTCTTGTATCATCTCATACTTTTTATCCAACCCCAACCGTTTAGTATGATGATTGAATAGCAACGCGCCTCTAGTGTGAATCGGCGTTCCTTTTGCATAAATGTTATCCGCGCCTTTATAAGTGGTCATACCATTCACGCCGGAAGGTTTAGCGATGTCATGAACTGGAAGTTTCATAAATTGATCTTTGAATTCAGAAACGTATTGCTTCAATCCAACAGAATCGCCGTCAAGGATGACAGGAATTGCACCTTTCAGTTTACTTCGACAAACTGCAGGAGTGGAAGAACGAACCATTTCGAGTCCCATGACTTTCAATTTAGGTTCTTTATACTGAACGCCTTCGGAGTTATGAACATTCAAGATGTAACGCTTTTTGGCAATAAAAATACCTTTATCCGCTAATGATTCTCGTTTCATTACCATTTTTTGAGAATATGCATACATGTAATCAGCAAGTTCTTGGTAACCTTTATTAATAAAGGGTTGGAATACTTCCTCGCAAATTTTATCCATGTATTGAATTTTCTGTTCCGCAGATTTACCGTTACATACCGAATCAACTAATTTTTCTAACGACAAATAAATAGAATCCGTGTCGATAGCAATCACGTAATCTTTATCTACTGTCTTTAATGTTTTATTCATCATAGCATTTAATTTATTTGCCATCCAACGAATGGATAACTGACCAGACATTGTAATCCCTTCTGCAAGTCTCAAATCAAAATACTTAAAGTAGTTATTGCCCAATGCGCCATATGCTGAATTTAACCTTTGTGTTCGGATCGGTTCGCTAATCCAACCCCGCGTAAAGCAGCTGCATATTCCTATGCAGAGCAGACTATCTCATCAACCTGTTTAGGTCGTCTGGCGCTTCGAACCGCTTGGTTCTACTTCCTTTCGGAATAGTCGTTACACCTTTCTATAAAAATAGACTTGGCACGGTATTGTCCGTTCTGGATTTTCACCGTTTTCACCAGATTTTCTGTATGCCGTTACCGACATATGCCTCTTATTGTTAAAGGATTTTCAACGCCATTTGCAAATTATTTAATCTGCTTATTTCTTTCTCTACGTAAATTTCATATTCCAATAATTCGGAATCGGTCATGTTTTTTATATCTTTCATATCAACTCCTCTAAAATGATATAAATAAAAGTATACCTCGAAACGGTATAAAAGTAAAGCGCAAAAATAGATTAAAAGCAACAATCAATGCATTAAAAACTTTCAAATCAAATCCAAAAAATATTGAAACTCATAATATTTTAACGAAATTTGGTTTACAAATAATTCCATTTGACGATTATAATTATATCGAATCAGACGTTTGGATTTGATTTTAAAGAACGGATTTTAATCTCTTGTTTAATGTGTTCATATTCCTGTTCTAATTTAAGCATTTGTTTCTTTGCTTTAGAACGGTCTACATACATGTTTTCCATCAACTGAGGGAGGAACC